AGCAAATGGCGTCCAATGATGGGTTGGATGTATATGTTAGTATGTATGTTCGATATGATTTTATTTCCAATCCTGTGGAGTTTATTACAGACTGTAACACATACTCCTATTACCCAATGGAACCCACTAACATTGCAAGGTGCTGGATTATTCCACATCGCAATGGGTGCAGTTTTAGGTATTGCGGCATTCGGTCGTACACAAGAAAAACTAAATGGAGCAAACAATGGCGGAGCAACAGTACCATCAAGCAACTTTACAGCACCTAGCACACCTGCGCCAAGCTTCGGTTCAGCACCAGGGAGCTTCAGTTCTCCAGCACCAGCCCCAAGTAGCTTTAGCGGAAGCGGGTTTGGAAGCACACCTCCAGCGCCAGCAGCAAGCGGCTTTGGTGGCAGTACAGGATTTGGAGCGCCAGCGACTCCAGGGCCTGTAGCATCAAGCAGCGGCAAACTGGGCCCTGCACCACAACAAGATCCAGTTCTTTAAGGAGCAACTATGAAACAGTTATTAGCAATTCTAATGTCGGCATTATTAGCAACGTCTGTAATGGCGGCTGATAAAAAAGAGCCGGCCAAAAAACCGGCTGCTGAAAAGAAAGCAGAAAAGAAAGAAGTTAAAAAGCATAAAAAAGCAGAAGGTACAAAAGTTCCAGAACCTGCCAAGAAAAAATAACGCTCAGTAAATTTCTAATTAAATAAAAGGACTGCTTGACACAGTCCTTTTTTTATCATATAATATAAAGACTATGGATTACTATACAACATTAGGATTACAACGAGGCGCATCGGACGAAGAAATTAAAAAAGCCTATCGTTCAATGGCAATGAAGCATCACCCTGATCGCGGTGGTGACGAACGGAAATTTAAAGAGATTTCGCAGGCCTATGAGTTTTTAACTGACCCTCAGAAAAAGCAAGTGATTGATATGGGTGGGGATCCCAATCAACAACATCACAGCGGATTCCAACACGCACACGCCAACCCATTTGAATTCCATTTTGGTGCAGGTGATATACACGAAATGTTTGGTAACTTTGGCTTTGGTAACTTTGGTGGAAGGCCACAACAGAAAAATAAGACCCTGAGCATTGCTGTAGAAATCACACTAGAAGATGTTTTAAAAGGAAAAGAAATTAATGCAGAAGTAGGAATACCCGGCGGTAGTCGCAAGATGATTAACATACATATTCCGGCAGGTATTGAAAGTGGACAACAGATCAGATATGACGGTATGGGTGACAATTCGATCCCGCATCTACGTCCAGGAGATCTAATTGTTAATATTATTGTTCGACCACATCCTGTGTTTAGACGTGAAGGTATATCCTTGATATATGATCACGTGGTAAGTGCGTGGGATGCTATGATTGGGTCTGATATTGATATCAGAACAATTGACGGCAAACAATTAAAAATTACTGTTCCGTCAGGAACACAACCAGACACAGTACTAAGCTGTAGAGGAGAAGGGCTTCCTGATGTGAGATCAAGACAGCGTGGGAATCTTCTTATCAAAATAAAAGTAGAAATTCCAAGAAACCTAACATCAACACAGATATCTAGAATACAACAAATAAAGAATGAACTTTAAACTAGGGGCACACGACAGCCTAACACAAGTCAGTACTGATTGGGATTTTTCTATCGACGGAGATGCTCGACAGCTTGAAATGGATATGATTGATTTTATGATAGCGAATAAAGGCATAGGCCTTGCTGCTAATCAAATCGGTATAACTAAACGAGTTTTTGTAATGGGCAGCAATACCATTGAAAATTTTCCAGCACCGTTTGCTGTATTCAATCCTCGAATCTTAGAAGCCAGCAGCGAATTGGTTTTAGATAGAGAAGGGTGTCTAAGCTATCCGGATTTATTTTTAACGATCAAACGCCCAACTTGGATTATTGCAGAGTATCAAGACAGCGAAGGCAATCTTAAAGAAATAAAAGTAGATGGATATCTAGGTAAATGTTTCCAGCACGAGTTAGATCACCTAGATGGCATTTGTTTTGTTGACAGAGTATCACAAATGAAGTTACAATTAGCTATGAAGAAACTAAGGAAACAGCGTTAATATGATTGAACCAAGCCAAAACCTACAGCAGATTTTTGAAAACTCTGTTGCTATTGCCAAAGAGCTCGGACACGAATACGTTACAATTGAACACATTGTATTTGGAATTATGAACGATCCAGATTCGTTTGCGTTGATTGAAGGGTTCGGAGCCGATGCTAATTTTATTAAAACAAATCTAGATCATTACTTGAAAAACAATCTTAACGATATTAAGACTACAGATCCGGATGCAAGACCTAGAAAAACAAATAGTGTAGAGCGTGTACTTAATCGTTGCTTTACACAGGTATTATTCAGCGGACGTCAGCGTATGGAAGTTGCTGACGTTATTATTAGTGTGCTTTCAGAAAAGAATAGCTTTGGGTTCTACTTCCTACAAAAGGGCGGCGTGACTAAAGAGAAGTTTGTTAAATTCTTCCAAGAAAATATTGTATTAGTTGAAGATGAGGAAGAAATGCAGCAGGTAACCACCCCCACCCAAATTGATAAGATTCTTAATGCTTATTGTACTAATTTGTCTTTAAAGGCAAAACAAAAAACAATTGACCCAGTTATTGGTCGTGATGAAGAACTAGAAAAGACACAGCTAGTATTAGCTCGTCGAAATAAGTGTAACGTGCTAATGGTAGGTGACCCGGGCGTAGGTAAGACTGCTATTGCAGAAGGACTAGCACGTAAGATCTTTGAAAAGAAGGTGCCCAAGTTTATTCAAGACCATACTGTTTACTCACTCGATATTCCTGCATTACTTGCTGGTAGTAAGTATCGAGGTGACTTTGAAGAACGTATCAAAGCTGTTCTTACAGCACTTGAACGCAAAGGTAAAATTATTCTGTTTATTGACGAAGCACATATGATGAACGGTGCCGGAGCATCAAGTCAAGGTTCAAACGATCTTGCCAACATCCTTAAGCCAGTATTGACTAAAGGTACAATTAAACTTGTTGCTTCAACAACCTGGGAAGAGTATCGCAAGTACTTTGAAAAGGATCGTGCATTGATGCGTCGATTCCAACGTATTACTATTGATGAACCTACACCAGAAATGGCTGTTAAGATTCTTAAAGGCATCCGTAAGTATTACGAAAAACATCACAATGTTAAAATCAGCGATGCGGCTATTGAACAGGCTGTTAAGCTGTCTATCAAATATATGGCTGATAAGAAATTACCAGATAAGGCCATTGACATCCTTGACTGTGCTTCAGCTCGTTATAAATTGAAAGACGATCCAGAGACCGAAGGCATAGAGCAAATTGTCGATATCGAGCAAGTTACCTATGAACTTAGCAAGATGATCAATATGCCATTAGAAACTGTGGCACAGAAAGAAAGTAAAAATCTAAGCGATTTAGAATCTGGAATTAAGGCCGCAGTCTATGGTCAGGATTCCGCAGTATCGACATTGCTTGACAAGATCTTTGTAGCGCAGGCGGGGATGAAAGCCCCTAACAAGCCTATCGGTAGTTTCTTGTTTTTAGGACCTACTGGTACTGGTAAGACTGAAACTGCTAAAGTACTATCTGAAAAGATGGGTATGGAGCTTCTACGTTTTGATATGGGAGAATACCAAGAGAAGCACAGTGTGGCACGATTAATCGGAGCTCCTCCGGGATATGTAGGCTACGAAGACAATGCTGGTATGCTTATCACAAAACTACAAGAACATCCTAATGCAGTATTATTGCTTGATGAAGTTGAAAAGGCTCATCCAGATGTTATGAATCTTCTTCTAGCATTTATGGATAACGGATTTATCACAGGGTCAAATGGAAAGCAAGCAGATGGTCGCAACACTATTTTGATTATGACATCTAACCTAGGTGCTCGAGATAACGAAAACAATACGATCGGATTTGGCGATATGGCTAAAACTGATGAAGATGATAAAGCAGTTAAGAAATTCTTTGCTCCTGAATTCCGCAATCGCTTAGATGCTATTGTTAAATTTAGCAAACTAGAGATGCCAGTTGTTATTCAGATCGTGAAGAAATTTATCGGTGAACTTAATAGTCAACTCAAAGACAAGGGCATTGAAATTGTTGCTGATGCAGAAGCACTACGATGGATAGCCGATAAAGGCTACGACAGTAAAATGGGTGCAAGGCCGCTATCAAGACTGATCGATACTGAAATTAAATCACCATTGAGTCGTAGAGTACTGTTTGGCGATCTAGTTGACGGCGGAAGAATTAACATCTCAATCGTTGATAGCAAGCTCGATTTTATAGTCACTGAGATAGTGAAGCCGTTGACTAAAGAACAAAGGAAAGCCGCGAAGCTGTTAGCATTAGATAAGGAGACGGCAGATGATGGAATTAACCAAGACAACCAGTCATAAGTTTTATAATAAATGGTTGTATAAAATTTCTGTAAATCAGAAGGGTGCTGCCTATTTTAGAAATAATTCTATTGAAAAAGTAATTGATTTTTGTAATACTGGGGAACCTAATGGGTACACAAACTCCTTACAGACTATCACTTACAATAATAAAGAAGGCATTTTAGAACTGGCAGAATTCTTTAAAGAGTACGATACTACATTATGGTCTAAGCGCATTGAAGGTAATTCAATGGATGTCTATACTAACGATAGCGAACTGTACAACAAGTTCTCTACTAGGTTTAAAGACATAATCATTCACAGATTTGAGCCTGATCTAACTAGTATAGATCAGCTGACTGATAATAAAGTCATTGTCTGTAAACAGCTTCCTCATAAAATCTATCAGTATAAGGTATATCTTCTACCGCATAAGATGACAGATAAGGAAGAAAAGCGTACAGTAGTTGAGTGGCTTAAGAAACAGAAACCCAAGGTAACCTGCACTCCTGCAGTCGAACGCTGGTTTATAAAAACTGACTGGAATTGGGATCGACGGTACATTCTTGTGCAAGATGAGCAGGCTTTATTAATGTTAAAACTACGTGCTGCGGAGGTTGTCGGGCGTATTTACAATTACGTTGTTGCCGATAAATAAGAGATGTCCACAGAAAGTCTAATTTTACTATCAAACATTTCCGCAGAATCCGTCGGATCTGCATTTCTATATGGAAATAAATCCAAGGGTGCAGGCTATCAAAAAGGATCAGATGGGGTACATACTGCTGTTTTCGTATTTGATAATTTCAAAGGCACTGTAAAAATACAGGCTACACTTGAACTATATCCGGGCGATAACGACTGGTTCGATGTTACAGGAACCGAGATCGGTGGGGACAGCACTGCTATCAACACTGCTGCTCATACTAGGTCGTTTACAGGTAAATTTGTATGGATTCGTGCTGCATACAATGTACAGAACGGTACTATCACTGAAATTCGTTATAATTACTAACCCGCTGTAATCGATAAATATAGTATGACCTTACGGAACCATACTATGAGAAACCTTATAACTAAAATCGAACTAGCGATGTTCGAGTCCGCATTGAATCCTACAGACCCAGCCGACGATTATGCGGCTAAAAAGAAAGCTCTGTATGATCTTGAAACTAACCCAAACGTTATGCAAGAGCCAGAGCTTATGAAAGCAGTTGCTCAACGTAAAGCAGATCTTGAAAAAGAAGCTCACAAACACGGGGTAAAAGAAGCTGGCGGTTTTGGAAAGCCTGAAAGAGACTGGGATGAAGGTGATACTGAGCCACCTAATAATTTTGCTGTTTATATCAACGGCAAGAAGTGGAAAGTATTTGCAGGACGTGGTCAACACGCCGACGATCAACGTGAAAGACAACATTATCGTCAATTACAAGATTGGGCTGCTAAGAAATCCGAGTCCACAGGAAAGAAATGGACCGTACACGTAACTGGCGAGGCACCAACCTAATATGGTAAAATTATACGAAATGTTCAGCCCAATAGGCGGACCTAATACATCAGAAGAGCCCGAAATTGATTGGGCCGACGATCTAAAGTTTTTTATCGACAACGATGACAGCTCTTTAGAGAATCAACTGTTCCCAGCTATTAAAAAACATCGTAAGCACGTGGGCCATCCAGATGCTTACAAACTCTATATCAAACCTATAGAAAGCTGCTGTGAAGCATATTGTAATAAATTTGATATTGAAGAAAAAGAAAAGAAGTTTCCTAAAGATCTATTAATTGAATTAGCTAAAAAAATTGCTGAAGAACAAGATAAACATATCGAAGCAGGCCACTATAAATGAGATTTACAGATTTACTCGAGGACGGAGTTAAGCACATTACATTCTGCTTTGGCAGGATGAATCCTCCTACGATTGGTCACGCTGAAGTTTTTAAAGCTATGGCCAGTGTTGGCGGCGACTACAAGATATTTGTTAGTCAAAGTCAAGACAAAAAAGAAAATCCCCTAAGCTATTCAGAAAAAGTTAAATTTATAAAAGCTATCCATCCCGAGTATGCACAAAATGTCGTAGAAGATACTAATCTTAATACCATTGGCAAAGTATGTTCATATCTATATGACCAAGGCTATCGCAATGCTACCTTTGTAGCAGGCAGCGATCGACTACCACAGTTTCAAAAATTGATTGGTGATTACAACGGTGTTGAAGGAAAGGCTCACGGCTTTTATAAATTTGAAACTTTAGATTTTAAATCTAGTGGGCAGCGTGATCCAGACAGTCCTGGTGTATCGGGAGTCAGCGCCAGCAAAGCTCGAGAGGCAGCGGCCACTGGAAACTTTGAAAAATTTGAAGAAGCTACAGGTGCTGGACAATATGCCAAGCCAATGTACATTGCTGTACGTAAAGGTATGGGCATTAAAGAAGCAATGGCTGAAGAACTGCATCAACGATTAAAAGAACGTGTCGAAGAAGGATGGAAAAGTAAAGTAGCAGGTGCTGCTTTATCAGGTGCTGCGGCACTAGGTGGAGCAGGTGCTCACGCTCAAAGCTCAGCCGAAGACTTTCTCCCAGATATTGTTGCACACGTTACGTTTAGAGTTGACGGTAAAGAAATATCTAAAGATATCAATCTAGGAACAACATATAAGTCGCCCAGAGAAGCTTCACAAGCTCTTGAAAAATTTTTAAAATCTAAAGGCATCAAATACTACGATTATAATCTTGAGCGTGTAAAGCCTAAAGATGACGACTATATGGATAGCAAACCATATACTGTTAAAGAAGCTCCACTAGACTTCAATATGGATTCTCCGACAGACAGCGAAATATACGGACACAAAGGTGTTAACCCTGCTAGTATTAAAACACGGATAGCAAGAGCACGTGGTCAACTCAAAGAACTAGCTGCCAAAGCGGATAGCGATGAATTAATTATGTGGGAAAGCATTGCCAATCACTTTCCAGAACTAGCAATGAACATCGAACAGATTAAACACGCTATAGAAGAACTAACTGCGATTAAAAGCAAAGGTGGTATCCGATCTAGGAACATCAAGATATGAAAGCTAAAGAATTCATACCATCTAGTAAGCCCCGCAACTTTGTAGCAAAGAATCAAAAGACTGCAGGTGCTGGCGCACACAAAGACAAAAAACGAGCTGCCAAGCAAGGCGATGTTAAGCACAAAGGACAAGCTATGGCGGAAGGCGTTCATTGGCAAGATATGAATCCACGGGTAGGTAGACGACTACTTAGCGTTTATAGAGATTTGGCATCTGGAATAGAACAGCACGGCGATGAAGATCAAGCAAGTGCATTGTACAAAGAATTAGAATCGGTAGCGAAAGAAGAAGGTGTGCGTACTGAATTTAAAAACCTATTAAATTCTGCTCAACACAGCGCACATATGGATTTTGATACTAATCCGGGACATTTTACAAATTGGTTCCCGTATGTTGGAGAATTTTTAGAAAAACTTTTCGGCCAAGATGAAGAACCTGATTTTGAATTAGACACTAACGAGTCTGCTCCTAAAGGTTGGGAAGGTACAGTTAAAGCTATGAAGAAGCATAAAGAAATTGATAATCCTTGGGCATTGGCACACTATATGAAAAACAAAGGCTACAAAAGCCATAAGAAAGAACAAGTAGAAGAAAAGAAGAAATACCCTTTCGCAGGTGCTAAAGTAGGACAGAAAGAAGGACCAGCAGGACAATTACGTACAGGACCAGCTCGCGCTGGGAAATTAGTAGGCGGTGGTGTATGATTGAAATAACAGACTCAGCTAAGACTAAGATACTCGACCTACTTGCAGAAGAAGGCAATCCTAAACTAGCACTACGTACATTTGTACAAGGTGGTGGATGCAGCGGCTTTAGTTACGGATTTACATTCGACGAAGAAGTTAATGAAGATGATTTTACATTTCCATTAAATGAACAATACAATGTGTTAGTAGACGCAATGAGTATGCAGTATCTTACAGGTGCAGAAATAGATTATAAAGAAGAAGTTATGGGCAGTCAGTTTGTGATTAAAAATCCAAATGCTCAAACAAGCTGCGGTTGCGGGAGTTCATTTTCAGTATGAAACAATATCGTGTAACTTATAAAGTAGATACCGGTGAAGGCGACGAATGCGTATTGGACGCTAATGATCCTTTACACAAAATGAAAGAGGGAATGTTTCTCGGAAGTGTTCCCGGAGTTGATACCTATTTGGTATACCCAGAAATCAAAAGAGAAGAGGATCGTCCCAACAATCCTTATAGCCAAGTATGAAAATAACAGAAATTTTAACCGAAGCAAAAGCAGTCAAACAACGACTGGATCCTAAGTGCTGGAAAGGCAAGCACAAAGAAGGTACTAAAATCAAAGGCGGTGTTCGTGTAAACAACTGTGTGCCTAACGAAGGTATCGAAGAAGCAGGTAGCCCGGCACAACAGGCAGCTATTACCATTGCTAAAAAGAAAAAACAAGGTGTATCGGAAGATATAGTTCAAGAGTTTGATATGATCGAGAGTATCATTGAAAATATTGCAGATCAAAATGCAGTCGATGTTGAACTTGTATGGGAAGATTTAGAAAGTCTTAGCGATGACGAGTTGTATGCTTTTGCTGTTACCACCCCAGTGATGGAAGACTGGCAAAAAGCAAATCGCAAAGATAAGACTGACGGTATGAGTAAGAAAGCTGTTAGTGCTTATCGTAGAGAACATCCGGGCAGCAAACTAAAGACTGCTGTAACTACTAAGCCTAGTAAGTTAAAGAAAGGCAGCAAGGCCAGCAAGCGTAGATCAAGCTATTGTTCTAGATCCGCTGGCCAAAAGAAAATGCATCACATCGATTGTAGCAAAACCCCAGATAAGGCAATTTGCAAAGCACGTAGACGTTGGAACTGCTAATGCGTATCAGCGAGCTATTTGAAAACTTTGCTGATGGAAAAAATCCTGGCCGCAAAGGACTGGCCAAACGCTCGGGGGTTAATACCAAGGCTAGTGTAAGCAGTCTACGTAAGACAGCCAAGCATAGCACCGGCGAGAAGGCACGTATGGCACATTGGTTAGCAAATATGAAAGCAGGTAAGGCCAAAAAGAAATGAGAGCTAGTGATTTAAACCTGCCAGAAGGAATGGAAGTCTATGTTGATATGGACGGTGTTGTTGCCGACTTCTTTACCGAGTATGCAAAACTAGCAGGGGTCACACACGGAAACTATCGAGATATTCCTCCTGCTAAAGTAGATCCTACACTAGATAAAATGGTAGGTACAGATTTCTTTGCACGGCTACCAAAGTTTCCTACAGCAGATAAACTATTACAAATAGTAGTAGACGCTGCTGGTTCATATAATATCTGCTCTAGCCCACTGCGTGGGGATCACGAAGGATCAGAAAAGTACAAAAACATCTGGATTAAGAAACATCTTAATCCGCAACCTAAACATATCTATATCGTTGCTAACAAAGCCAAGTATGCTAAAAGCAGCAATGGTATGCCTAATGTATTAATTGACGATCGTGGCAGTAATATCTCAGCTTGGGAAGCCGCTGGCGGTATTGGTATCAAGTACCAAGCAGATGAAGACAGTCTTAAAGTTATACTAGAAGGACTTAAACGTGCTCGACGTGTTGCGAAAGGTGAACAAGAACACGATCCACAAAAACTACAAAGTTTAGATCGTGGCAAGATGATTGCAGTGCATACCAGCGGTGACAAAGATGAAAGCATCGAACAAGAAGGTTGGAAAGATATAGCAGCAGCGGGCGCACTTGCCACAGGACTAGCATTTGGTCACGCAGGCGATGCAGAAGCTAAACCTAAGAATCACGAAAGACCAGCTGTTACACAACAGGCCAAAGCACCAGCTAAGAAAGTAAGTCCTGCAGAAGCAGAAGCTATCCTAAAAAAGGTAGCAACAAAAGCTGGCATACAGGGAACAGAGCTTGCGCAGTTTATGGCACAATGCCAACACGAAACACTCAACTTTACCAAGATGAAAGAGATAGGTGGCAGTTTAGATTTCAAGAAATACGATCCAAAACACGCACCTAGGAAAGCAAAGATACTTGGAAACACAAAAGCCGGTGACGGTTCACGCTATGCCGGTCGTGGGTTTATACAACTTACTGGCCGTGAAAACTATAAGAAAGCGGGCGATGCTCTAGGACTACCGTTAGAAAAACATCCAGAAATGGTTGAGAATCCGATGACTGCTGCCAAGGTAGCAGTATGGTACTGGAAGAATAGAGTACAGGCTAAAGTGGCTAATTTCAACGATACTGCCGAAGTTACCAAGCATATTAACCCCGCCCTGCGTGGATTAGACAGTAGACAAACAGCATTTAAAGATTACAAGCTACAGGTAGCACAACGGTAAATATAGTATGAAAATTAAAGAAATCTTCGAAGCAGCATCCGCCGGCGCTACAAGTGCCGCAAACATAGGCACAATGCCAATGCAGGGTGGTGGTTCTAGCGTAGGTACATTGTTTGGTGGCAGTTATGGCCAAAAGACACCCGCTAAACGCAAACCAAAGACTCGTAAAGAATCTATTATCAGAAGATAAATACAATATGGACCTTTAAACTTAGGAATAACTAAAATGGATTTCAAATCACTTATCAACAAACTAGACAGTATGGATGCTCCTCCAAAAGCTATCGCTGCTCCAGTACTACCAAAAAGCGTACAACTTAACGAAGATGCTCAACTACGTGTTTTAAGCGGACGTACAACATACGTTTCAGAAGCTAAAAAGATGAAAGAAGAAGATGAGTTGAAAGTTGGCGATTCTAAAAAGACTGCTACAGGCGGAACTGTTACTAAAACTAAAACAGGTCTTGTTCACAAAGCTGGCAACAACTACAGCGGCAAAGCTGCTGAGAAAGAAGACAAGAAAAAGAAAGACGAGTCCATCGAAGAAGCCAGTGATAAGAAAACCGCAGCTCAAGAAAAGTTTAAAGCAATGATCGCTAAGAAGAAAGGCGAGAAGAAAGAAGAAGTTAAAGAAGCTGCCAAGCCAGACTTCTTAGATATAGACAAAGACGGCGACAAGAAAGAACCAATGAAGAAAGCCGTTGCTGATAAAAAGAAAAATCCATTTGCTAAGAAAGAAAAAACCGAAGAGTCTGTTGTTAGTGAGCTTTCAAAAGATACACTAAAGAGCTACAAAGACAAAAATATGGACTCTGGTCGTTCAGCAATGATCAAGGGAGATAAAGAAACCCTTGCAAAACGTACAGCTGGTAAAGACGCAGTTGAAAAGAAACTTTCTAAGAAAGATGAAAGCGCAATGATGCTAAAAGGCAAGAAGCGTCCAGTTAAGGAATCCTTTGAATCAAAACTATCTTTCAAAGAAATGGTTAAGCTAGTTCAAGAAAGTGGTGGTCAACAACAGATTGATGCAGTGGACAAAGAATTGTTTGCTTGGGCTAAACGTGTCGCATCAACCAAATTCAACGAAGGTACTAAAGCAGAAGTATATGCAGGTTTGGTATACGAGCGTATGGGTGGCGTATTTGAAATGTACGACGTACTAGCCGAAACGCAACGATAATTTAATTTACCCAAATTAACCCAAAAGCCAGCAAATTACTTGACTGGCTTTTTTGTTGACTATATAATAGTCTTATAGGAGAGATTATTATGTCAACAAGAATGTACGGTCCGGAAGAGAAAGCAAAGCTAGAACGCCTTATCAATGAAGGCGGAAATGTATTACGTGAACTAGAAGACCTTAAAGAGGGTCTCAAAGAAACTGTTAAAGCCGTTGCAGAAGAACTACAAATCAAACCTAGTGTTATCAATAAGGCAATTGCCATTGCACACAAAGATAATTGGAAGGATCACGAGCAAGAATGGAATGACATCGAAATGATCCTTGGCGTGACGAAACGTCTACCTGAATGATTATTGATGTTTTTAAACCTACTATAGATTGGATACGAGATGACTACAATACTCATCCCTTTCGGTTTTTTATTGAACTACTTGCTTGGGCTGTGTCTATTGGGTGCAGTATCACTATGGCCGTCACCGTCCCCAATCCGCCACTACTCGCGTTATATCCTGTTTGGATCAGCGGCTGCGCTATGTATGCTTGGGCTGCTTATACTAGGAAATCATTTGGGATGTTGGCTAACTACATCTTGTTAACTACAATCGATACATTTGGTCTTGTTAGGATGTTGCTTAATTGAAAACACATTATGTATTTCCTACACCGTTTTACGAATTTGATCTATCGGATTTAACTGAACAGTTGTTAGAGATGATCGCTGAAGAACCAAATTCTTCAAGTGCGAATTATCCAAGCATCACACAGACCAATGATCAAATACTACACGAAGATGAGAAGTGGAAATTTCTCAAAGATCGAATAGAAGATTGTTTGTTAGAAATACAAAAGACGGATGGGTATGATCCTGCGTTTGGGCATTTACGTATCAGCAGACTTTGGGCTAACATTTCATTAAAAAGTTCTGGTGCCGAACATACACAGCATCGACATCCTATGAGCTTGCTAAGTGGTATTCTGTATCTTACAGAAGGATCATCAACAAAGTTTATGGATCCGTGTTATGCTAGAAGCTTGGCAGCAGTAGAAATTCCAAATGATAAATTATTCGATCATCTGTTAATTCCTCCTCAACCAGGGAAAATGATTATTTTTCCTAGTTATATACAACATCTAACAATGCCACATTACAGTCAAGACAATCATCGAATAACAATGGCGTGGAATAGTTTACCTGAAAGATTGGTTCCATAATGTCAAGACTAGTTGCATTTGGTTGCTCTTATACTTACGGCAAAGATTTACAAAATCCAAATCAAGAATCTTGGCCTGCTGTTCTTGCCGAATTTCTTAAATTAGAATATGTAAATCAATCAATTGTAGGAGCAGGTAATTTAGAAATCCTGTGGAATATATTAAATTTTGATTTCAAGCACAGTGACAAAGTTTTTATAATGTGGAGTCACTTTACTAGAGATCACGTTTTTCATATAAACGGTCCTCGCAGGATACGAGGCAACGACAATGATCTTACTAGGCATTGGGTGTTGACACACGACGAGTATGATGCTAATATACGTAACTGGCTGAGTATTCATCACGCAGATTTACACATCAAGCAGTTCGCTGATGTATATCATTTGTTTGGAGGGACTTATCATTTGGAAAGAACTGGTAATCCCGAATGTATAAAAATGGATAACATCATTGACGTGGAGTTTGAAAATATCGATTATGCTAAAGATTTAGCGCATCCTGGCCTAAAAAGCCATAGACTTTTAGCAGAAAAGATATATAATTTTATACAGAAAGGTTAGGCGAGCCATAAATCGCACAGTTGGTATTTGTGAGCCACAAATCACAAGGAGAAAAATATGAGTTATGTAGACGCTTTCTATGATAGAGAGCAAGACGTTATCAAAGTCGTTGAACGTGATGCTAAAGGTAATCGGCAGTTTAAAGAATACCCAGCAAGGCACATTTTCTACTATCCAGACCCTAAAGGTAAATTCCTTTCAATGAAAGGTGAACCCCTTAGTCGTGTATCAAGCAAGAATGTCAAAGAACACCGTAAAGAACTTGCTATCAACAGCAATCGTAAACTTCACGAAAGTGACATCAATCCAATTTATCGTTGTCTAGAAGACAACTACCTTAATGTAGATGCACCGAAACTAAACGTGGCGTTCTGGGATATTGAGGTGGACTTCGATCCAGAACGTGGTTATGCATCACCCGATGATGCTTTTATGCCAATTACTGCTATCGCTGTCTATCTGCAATGGATGGAGACTATGGTCTGTTTAGCCATTCCACCCAAGACCCTATCAATGGCAGAAGCAGAGAAACAGGTTGCTGAGTTTCCAAATACAATGTTGTTTGACAATGAAGCAGATATGTTAGACACATTCTTAGATCTTATCAAAGATGCAGACGTACTAAGTGGTTGGAACAGTGAAGGCTTCGATATGCCGTATACCGTTAACCGTATTATTAAAGTACTGAGCAAAGAAGATACACGCAGACTGTGCCTGTTTGATCAGATGCCTAAGAAACGTGAATATGAAAAATACGGGAAACAGGCAGTAACATTCGACTTAATTGGTCGAGTGCATCTAGATAGTTTGGAACTCTATCGCAAATATACATATGAAGAACGTCATACCTATCGACTAGACGCTATTGGCGAAATGGAGATTGGTGAAAACAAAACTGTCTATGAAGGTTCACTTGATCAACTGTACAACAATGACTTCCGTAAGTTTATCGAATACAACAGACAAGACTGTGCATTGTTGGACAAGTTGGATAAGAAACTGAAGTTCTTAGATCTAGCAAATACCATTGCTCACGAAAATACAGTTCTGATACAAACTACAATGGGTGCTGTTGCTGTAACTGAACAGGCCATTATCAACGAAGCTCACAGACGCGGAATGGTTGTTCCTAATCGTGTCAACCGAGAAGGACTTGATACGCAGGCAGCAGGTGCTTACGTTGCTTATCCTAAGAAAGGTATTCACGAATGGATTGGCTCACTAGATATTAACTCACTATATCCTAGTGCGATTCGTGCATTGAATATGGGTCCAGAAACTATCGTAGGTCAACTTCGTCAAGATGGTACTAAAGATTTCGTTGCTGCTGAAATGGCAAAAGGTAAATCATTTGCATCAGCCTGGGAGGGTATCTTTGGCAGCTTGGAATATACCGCAGTAATGGATCGAGACATTTCTCGTAGTGTAACTATCGACTGGGAAAGCGGTGGTGAAGATACGCTGAGTGCTGCACAGGCCTATGACTTGATTTTTGAAAGCAATCAACC